CGTCTGACCGCTTCCATCGCTTTTTGGCCAGCCAATTCCAGAGCGTGCGGATGTGGGCAGAGTCCTTGGCCAAGCTGGCCGGGCTGATCAATTTCCACTTGGAATGCTGGGTGACACGCCGCCACCGCAGAAACTTGGCAATCGTCAGGTCGTCCAGGTCGTCGACGATGGGCTCTCGCCCAAGGAAATCCCGCAGGCGGGCCAGCGTCGCCACGTACATCGCCACCGTCCGGTCGCAGAGGTCTTTGTGGGGTGCAAATCGGTCAATCAACAGGTCTTTCAGCTGCATCGTCGCTCTCCTCTTTTGGGTTTGAGGGGCGATGCTAGCACATAGTGTACAGTTGTTCAATCTGCACCCCATCCGCTAGAAAGATCGCCCCGTTTCGGGTCGGTTGATAGTGTACAGCGTTTCGAGTGAACAGGGCAAAGCGAGAATCCGAAACTGGCAATCGTGCTGTGATATACGGACCAAGGTTGTCCACCTAAGTTTGCACACTACGCACGCTAGCGTTACATTCCAGGAATGATTGCCGTGGCCTCACCAGACAAAGAGTGGATCACAGTCGCCGAAGCGGTGAAACTCTGCGGCTGCACCGAGGGCTACATCCGGCGGCTGCTGATCGCCGAGGATCCCAGGCTGACCGGCTGGAAGGCCGGCGAGCGGGCGTGGCTGGTCAAGCGGGCCGACGCCGTGGCACTCAAGGCCAGCCTGTCCACACGCTCTGTCGGCAGGCGGGCTGAGAAGCCGGCGGCACCCAAGCCCAGCCGGAAGCGGAAGCCCTCGTAATCCTCGAGGAAAACCGCACCCAGAGAAATCTTCTCAAGAGCCCTTGCATGAAGTAACGATAACGCTACACTAGCTCGCGCAGGATTCTCTCGGCCAAGGAGGGCCAAGCGATGAAACAAAAACTCGACCGGCTGATCCAAGCCCTCGTTTTCATCCGCCTCGGCCAGCAGCTTGGCACCGACAGCGACCTCGCCCAGGCGGTCGCTCACGGCATCGACCTCGTTGTTTCCACGCTCTCCCGATTTCTTGCTTGACACAAGTAACGCTATCGGTACGCTCTTGCCCCAAAGTGACGTTAGCGGCACACGCAAAACTACGACAGATGCACGCAGTTTCTAGTTTCCAAAACACCAACTGGAATGCTTGACCACTAGATTGACTTACCTGAACGCCCGTATATCTTTGCCCCACACACGAAGGAGATGACCACGATGGATGCACACAGCTCGGAATACCTCGCCGCAGTCGCCGGAATGCAGGACACCTACGGCACCGGGTGGCGCGACACCGGCAACACGCTGCCAGCCGTCGGAGACTTCGTCTCTGGCATCACCAAGGGCAAGCACTGGAGCGGCCACATCGAGTGGTACTCCGACGACGACGCCACGGTGGTGGTGAACGTCGACCACGCATGGGTTCGGGTTCCCGTGAGGGACATCACGCACTGAACAGGACCGGCTAGCGGTGGAGCCGCTGGCCGGAAGGAGAGCCGTTGGAGACGGCACGGCAGGGAAGCATTCATCCGCCCGCCAGCAGGACGCGAAACGGGCTTTTTCATCAGTAGCACCAGTAGCAAAGGACGCAACATGGGATTCAAGAAAGCGACAAAGGCACAGGCAAACCTCCACGCGGCGATTCACGGGCCGAGCGGAGCCGGCAAGACGTTCACCAGCCTCCGAGTTGGCACGGGCCTTGCCGGCGGCAGGCCGATCGCAGTGATCGACACCGAGCGAGGCTCGGCCAGCAAGTACGCCGACCGGTTCTCGTTCGATGTGCTTGAGCTCGAGGACCAGTCGATCGACGGCTACGTGGCCGCAATCAGCGAGGCTGCCAAGGCTGGGTATGCGGTGCTCATCATCGACAGCCTGTCTCACGGCTGGCAGACGCTCCTTGAGGAGGTCGAGAAGCTGGCCAAGGCCAAGTACAGGGGCAACACGTGGAGCGCGTGGAGCGAGGGCACGCCGCACCAGCGGCGGCTCGTCCAGGCGATCCTCAACTACCCCGGGCACGTCATCGCCACCATGCGGTCGAAGACTGAGTGGACGACGGTGGACAACAACGGCAAGAAGACACCGCAGCGTGTCGGTCTGGCCCCCGAGCAGGGCAAGGGCATTGAGTACGAGTTCGACCTGTTGGTCGAGATCTCGACCGAGCATATCGCCAACGTGATCAAGGACCGGACGGGCAAGTTCCAGGACAAGCTGATCGACAAGCCTGGTGAAGACTTCGGCCGGCAGCTTGCTGCTTGGCTATCGGACGGGCTCCCGTCCCCTGTGGCTCCGGCGCCGGAGCCTGCAAGAACTGCCGACGCTACCGGCGGTACAGGGGGCGGCCAGCCTGTCGAGGTTCCGCTCGGAATCAAGATTGCCGAGCACATCGCACAGGCAACGTCCGTGCGGACGCTCGGAAAGATTGCTGACCGGATGGAGGTGCTTGTCTCGGAAGGCCAGCTGGCACCAGAGGCTGCCGAGCAGCTCACGGCTCTTCTCAACATGAGGCACCAACAGATCGAGCCGGAGGTGGCCGCCGATGCCGTGGCATGACTCGTGGACTTCGATGAAACGGAAGAAACAGGAACCCCAAAAGGAACAGCCAATGGAATGGGACGTTTTTAGTGACGACGAGACGCAGGTGGTGGCCGCGACGGCCGGCGAGAAGATCGACCTGCCAGAGGGCGTGCATGAGCTCAAGATCGTGACGACCGCCGACAGCGAGGCCGAGGCGTACCTCGAGCTGGCCCACGATGACCGCCGCTACTGGTGGGCCAAGGTCCGAGCCAAGAAGGGGCAGGGCTGGGCCAAGGCCCTCGTCAGGTCGCTGGCCGAGTCGCTCGGCATGACGGCCGCAGAGTGGAAGGCCACGCCGCTCGACGATCTCACCGGCCGGCGGGTGCTGGCTGAGATCTACCACAAGGTCGACAAGAACGGCCGGCAGTGGGTGAACGTCGGAAAGTTTCTGCCCATTCAACCGCTTGAGCAGGAAGCCACCGCGAAGCGACCGGCACGGACGCCAGCCGCCAAGGTCAAGGCATCTTCCCCGGCCATCGGGTCGGACGACATCCCCTTCTGAAAGGAATCACATGGCGAAGTTTGTACGCGATTTCGAGACGGTCGAGGAGGCCAAGGCCCGGTTGGCCCGCGAGGACCAGGCGGAGCCGCTGATGGTCGAGACGGATCTCGGCAAGGTGCTTGAGGAGCCAGCCCGGCCACCGCTGGTGATCAAGCCGGGACGCATGAACGCGAGCCGCGCTTTCAGGGCGGGCCGCGAGGACGAGTACAGCGACCGCATGAAAAGCAAGTTTGGTGGCGAGTGGTGATTGGGCACGTTGCCCTGGTTCGATTGTTCCACGGAGGGATCTGATATGTCCGCAAGATTCATGGTGATGATGACGCTGGCCCTGCTGATGGGTGCTGCCACGGCTCAGGCCGAGCAGGTGTTCACGGTGACGACGATCGTGTCGGCGCAGGATGCGGCCGACGACATGGCGAGGACCGGCATCCTGCGTCACTGCGGCCGGGCCGGTGGCCGGCGCGAGGGGATCGGGTTCAGTTCGGCTGGCCCTGACCAAGCGTTTCGCAACTGCTGCTACTACCAGGACGCCCAGCGAGGCCGCTACCGGATCGTGGAGCGTGGCGTGGCCCGTGGCCCGCGCGGCTGGTACGCGGTGATCCGCTACGAGTGATCCATCGACCGGCCCGCCCTGGTCGTCGTGGCGTTTGCATCCGCCACATGGGTCGTTTCGCGGGAGTATCGAACAGACCACCGCAGCTCGGGCTGGGAAGCCTTCCCCGGTGACCGAGCCGCCTGCCCCACGACACGGGGCCAATACACGAAAGGGATCACATGCCAGGACGACCGCCAGTGCCAGTTGATCGCGTGAAGCAGCTGCTCGCCGAGGGCGTGAAGCAGTCGGCAATCGCGGAGCGGCTCGGGGTGTCTAAGTCGGTCGTGAACTGCATTGCACACGGCACCTACTTGGAGCCACGAAAATGATCAGACCCCACTACATCACGCCACCGATCGAAGAGGGGCTGCCGCTCTTCGGCGCAGCCAGGTCGTCAGACCCGGCGACGAGTCACGCGGCGGCAGCACAGGCCGGCGGGCTGGCGACACGGCACCAGCGGCAAATCCTCGCGGCACTGCTCGACGGCCCAGCTGGGGCCAGCGGCATCGCGGCACGGTGCGGGCTGCTGCCGCACCAGATCGGCAAGCGGATCGCCGAGCTGGCCAAGGCCGGCTGGATCGTCGAGACGGGCAGGACGGTGACGAGCTCGAGCGGTAGGGGCGAGAGGGAATGGCAAATCAGAAACACAAGGAGCTAATCGCTGCAAGGCCCGGCGGGGCTGGGCGCGGCTAGGCAAGGCCGGGCACGGCAAGGCTAGGCTTGGCGCGGCCTGGCGAGGCGGTGCGAGGCATGGCAGGGCATGGCATGGCGGGGCACGGCATGGCAGGGCAAGGCAAGGCGAGGCAAGGCATGGGTTTTGTTTACATCATCGGCGAGAGCATTGATGGCCCAGTGAAGATTGGGCACTCGCGCAGTCCATCACAACGAAAGGATCACTTACAGATTGGCAACGCAAACACTCTTCACGTATTTGCGCGGATTGAGTGCGATGACCAAGAGAGGCTAGAGAGCAGACTTCATCTGCATTTTGCGTCTCGTCACGTTCGTGGCGAGTGGTTCAGTGTTTCAGTAAAGGAGGCCGCAAAAGCGGCAACAGATTATGGCTACAGCAACGTCGGCGGCGATTTCGATTGCGTGCAAACTCATCGGGGTTCGTCCTTTGATGTTCGACCGATACGCGGGGGACAACAGCACCCAGTTGCCTGTCTACGAAAAGATGTACCTCGACTCGGAACGGCGTTTGACTCTTCCCGCCGTCAACCTCTTCTCGATGCTGTGCGCCGAAAACACGAAGAGCGTCTGCCGACAGTTTTTCGGGAAGAACGGCAAGACGATCGGCTTGGGAATGGCGAGCTACGTGACGATCAACCCGTTTGAGATTCCGATTCTTGACGACGACGGTCCAATCGTATTCAAGGGATTCAACGAACAGGTGTACGAGCACAAAACGGTCGCTCGCGTGAAGGGCGGCATCCCAAATCCCAAGCACCGGCCTGTCGTGGCAACTCCGTGGAACCTTCAGTTCACGATGCAGTACATCGAGAACAAATACTGCTCGCTGGAGAACCTTCGGCAAGCACTGACGATGGGCGGGATGCTCGGAGTTGGGACGTTCCGCCCGTTCTTTGGTCGCTACGAGGTGGAGCAGTTCAAGATTGATTTGTGACTTAGTTTGCGGCATGGCGGGGCTAGGCTCGGCGAGGCCGGGCTAGGCCAGGCACGGCGAGGCACGGCACGGCGCGGAGCGGCGGGGCTGGGCTAGGCATGGCGAGGCACGGCGTGGCGCGGCTTGGCGTGGCGTGGCGAGGCAATGCGAGGTAAGGCAATGAAACCACCATCGTTTAGGAACGGGGGCCGATCAACGCGGCCGTGGTGGGATGCGGCTGGGCGCGGTGTGGCCGGGCCAGGCCTGGCACGGCGTGGCGGGGCCAGGCGGGGCACGGCGTGGCTCGGCGAGGCGCGGCATGGCCTGGCGAGGCATGGCAAGGCAAGGCAAGGGTTTCTTTAAGGAGATCACCGATGGCAGGTGAGTGGTTCCCGATCGACTGCTGCATCCCAGAGAAGCCCGAGACGCTCGAGCTCGTGGACCGCACGGGCCTGGGCGTTGACCAGGTCGTGGGCCGTCTGGTGCTTCTCTGGCGGTGGGCCTGTTTGAACAGCTCCGATGGCACGGCCCGGATCTCGGTTCGGCTGCTGTGCAGGATCTGCGGCGGTGACGAGGCGTTCTGG